TGTAGGGGTTGATCGTGGGCGGGGTTTGAGGTTCGGGTTCAGGCTCAATGAAGCGGTAGGTATAGACCACCTGCGGGTCGACTACGCTTCCCACTCCCGTGGTTTCGATTGAGCCGTCGCCCCAGTATTTGATCGGTATATATCCAACCGGAACGAGTTTGTTGATTGTCTGTCCACTACGCCCTGACCAATCATCTGTTTCTCTGAATATATATCCACCGTCAATGGCGTTTTCATTTGCGATGGTGACGGTGAATGGGTCTGGTCGGTCTTTGACTGCGGTGTAGCGGTAGATGACGCCTGAGATGTCGAGTCCTTGAACCGGAGCCACTCCAAGTACAGGTTCAGACATAGCCCAAGAACTACCCCCAGCAGCAGCGTTATTGCTGTATCCATAAATCGGATCAGAAGAAGAGCAGGCTGCCGAATAGGCCACCAATAATGCCGAGAGCCTTAAGGCGCTTTTGCTCAACATCATTTGCGTTCTCCTGTTCTGGTGTGGAGTCGGTATGGCTTGCCCATGCCAACTTCGCTTGTTCGCCAATCAGTCCGTCATAGGGGCAAGGCGTACCTGCCATCATCATCGCGTCAAATACCTTTTGGTCTTGGCACATCAAGGAAACGCTAGCGACTTTCATGCCGCTGTCGTAGAGGAACTTGGCGTTCTTCAATCTCAGGCAGTTTTCTTCGGTGAAGGTCGAACCTACAGAGATGCCCAGAATCTGGGTCTGAACCGCGCCAGAAGCCCCTACGGTACAGAGATCGTTGCCATTACCGGCAGAGAATTGCGGGGCTATAGCGGACGGTGGGGGCGATTTGACGGTGGTTGTCTGAGTACCGTTGCTGGTGACGGTCTGCTCAGAAACAATGGGTTCGCCAAGGACATTGACGGAATAGGCCATCAGACCGCCAAGCAGGAGGCCGATGATTACCCAGCCAACCTGCTCGACAGGGTGTTTCATCTGTTTTTCTGCAAATCCCCGATCATGTCGAAGATTTGATCCAGCTTGTGTTCGACCCTGCGGATGTCCTCTTTGTAGTCATCCCGGCGAACAAACTTATCGTTCAGTCCGGACTGGCATTCGTACATTTGCTTTTCAATGCGGCGTAAGTCAGACACGACATTGCGGATGAACCAGCCGCCGATGGAAAGGAATGCAGTAAGAATCAAATTCCAAAAGACGACTGGTTCCATTTCTATTCTTCCGTTTTCAAGCTGCCTTTCAGCATATCTATGAAGGCATTGCGGCCCACCTGTAGCTGATCGACATTAAACCGAGCGTTGCCCAGCTTTCTGTCCAGATCGGCAATGTGATTGACTATCGCTTGTTGTTCGCTGGTCATGTCTTCAAATGTGTAATCCACGCCATCAATCGAAATGGGGGTCTTTTTTGTTTCACCCATGTTGATTTCTCCTAGTTGAAATTAGGCTGCTTCTTCAGTAACCCAAGGCATTCCGGCCAAAGTAGCCGGGGCTTTCTGTGCAGCAATGTTGTCCGCCAAGGCAGATTCGATCGCTTCCGCATCCAGTTGCTCTTTCACCCAACCGAGTACGGTTTCTTCCGTCAGCGACTCATAGGCCACATAGCCATCTGCAGACGCATCCGGAGTGAAGGAGGTGGTTCCATAGCTAGAAGCCGAGTAGTCCCCGTCCTCTGCTGTTACACGCCAATGAGCGATGGTCACGCCCTTGTCTGCGTCATTGGTGTATTCGAGATTTGCGATAGTCCAGTTTGCCATGTGATTTCTCCTTTAGGCTTCAAGTGCTTCTTCAGCAGACTTTAAAGGTTCAACGATTACCTTACCGTTTTCGTCAGTCCACCCAGTGTCGTACATGTGTTGGTCTTGACGCTCACCGATAACCAGCCACGAAATTGTGTCTGTGCAAGTATTGTCTTGTGCTTCGATTGTCAGGATATTTCCATCGACAGACCCACGAACAGCAGTCCATCCAGATTCATTTGAAGTGAAGCACTGAACATCACGACACAAAAGAACAAAAGTTCCGTCCGTCATATTTGAAGCAGTATCAATGTTCACTTGGGCCAGCCCGTTCGTCAGCGTTACACGCCCACGATAAATAAGATCAGCTTGAGGCCCTTCGACAAATGAATGTACCAAATGGTGCGTGTCTTTCATTTCTGGAATTGGGTGGTCAATCTTGAAAGAACCAGATGCTTTTGAAAGAGCGTGGTGGAATTGAGCATCACCATTTCCGTACATAGATAGCGACAGTGTTTGAGCAGACTGCCCCTGAATGTAAAATCTTAGCCAGTGAAGTGTTTCTGTTGAAGCGCTACCAGTTGCCGACCATATCGAGTGATAAAACGAATCTTTAATGTCTGATCTGCCAATTCTGATTACTTCGTTTCTATCTTGCGTCCAAGTGTTTTCATCGCCACCACAATAAAATGAAGCGACCAATGAGGAATCAGACCCAATAGAGGTTCCGCCTCCAAGCATTAACCTTGTTGTTGGTGCGGTCTGTTTTATTCCAACATTACCACTGCTGTCGATACGCATACGTTCTGTGTTGTTGGTAGCAAAACGCATGGGGTTATTGCTAACGCCCCAAATATCAAAGTTAGTTCCGTATGAACCACCAGTATCGTTTGACGCTCTAATTAATCCGGATGTGGTACCGGCTTTTACACTAAGAAGTGCTTGATTAAATGTTGTCGCCCCATTTCCTGCCGAAGCGGTATTAGTCAAAAAGATATGTGGATAACCAATATCTGAACCGCCTGTATAACTTTTTTCAATATTTAAGGCTGTATCAGGACTACTCGTACCAATCCCAACATTACCGCTGGAGTCGATACGCATTTTAGATGAGCCGCCAATTTGCCAATCATAACCATTGCCAGAAGATGTCTGGTTATAGTTCATTCCATTGGTCACACCCATAGACCAAACTTTACTATTAGATGTTTGTGATAAAGCTATTTCAGAATTGTTAACACTTTCAATTTTTACTGTTTTTTCGAAGCCATAAACGGTTGTAGGACTACTCGTACCAATACCAACGTTACCGCTGGAGTCGATACGCATGCGTTCTAGGATAGTGTTACGACCGAATTTTAAATTAAGTCCAGTGATCCATAAATCTTGCTGGTTTACTCCAGCTTCATCACAGTTGATTTGCCCGTAATCGCCAGACTCATTATAAAAAATTGAAACATTTTTATTGGTATTAGACGCCCCTCGCAAACGCAAATGGCTATCTGACCCCTGTATGGTTAACTTATAATTTGGCGAACTTGTCCCAATCCCAACATTACCGCTGGAGTCAATACGCATGCGTTCTGTTTCGTTGGTATCAAATCTTAGGTATCTAGAGCCACCGCCATTATGTCCTAAACTCATACCAGCATCAGAAATACCAATATAACCACTATATTGTGATGTTGCTCCACCTTTTACATGAAATAATCCTGTGCCTGTTGCACTTGGGTTATAGTCTGCTGAACCACCACTAACTTCCAATATAGCAGCAGGACTAGTCGTACCAATCCCAACATTTCCGCTAGAGTCGATGCGCATGCGTTCTGTGGCAGAGCCAGTTTTGAATATAAGTTCTCCCGGTCCAGAGTTCCCGCCAAAAATCAAACCGCCGTTAGCGTCAGAAGAAATAGTTGCTTCTTCCGTAACGCTGCCAGAGTCCATAAACCGAATAAGCCCAGCCGTTGTTCCATCAACACCGACTTGTATAGTTCCCCTGACATCAAGTTTTTCATCAGGACTACTCGTCCCAATCCCAACCCGACCGTTAGCACCATCCAAGAAAAACGCATTGGCATTGGTATCCGACTCAATACGGAAATCGACATCTGCACCGGATTCGTTGATGACGACTGCGCCATCTAGGGAAGCACCATCAGAAACTACATTGCCTGTTACGTCAATACCTGTGGAGGTGGTGGCGAGTTTGGCTGAGTTGTCGTGATAAAGGCGTACAGCACCATTAGTAGTACAATCTATAAAATCTTCGTTGGTTGCTGAACGGATTACTAACTCAGTGGCTTTAATATAAAGATTACCCGTGCCTACTTCATCAATAACACTTTTTGTACCATCATGGTAAATCTGTAGGTCACTACCTGCACCGAAGATGGCTTTGTCGTTGTCGCTGAATGTCATATCCCCAGACGAAACAAAAGATGTACCAGTAATGGTCGTGCCAGTAATGGCCGCAGCAGAAGATCCGCCAATGGTTGCACCATCAATCGTGCCGCCGTTGATGTCGGTGGTGGTCAGGACGCTGGAGGCGATGGTCATTACGCCCGTGGAGTTGGCGATGGTAGCCGCCTGCGTGCCGTCATTCGCGGAAATTGAACCAACTTCTACGTCGGTGGCATTAACAACATCGTCCTTCAACAGGACGGAGTCAATCGTGACGCCTGCGGCGGTAGTCTTTTCGTTGATGGTGTCCGTGGCGACTGCGGTGTTTGCAGTGATGGTCGTACCGGTAATCAATCCCGGAGTTGCACCGCCGATTGTGACGTTGTCTACAGTACCGCCGTTGATGTCGGTGGTGGTCAGGACCGAAGAGGCCAGCGTGACGACACCCGTGCTATCGGCAATCGAACCCGCAGCCGTGCCGTCCTTGGCCTTGAGGTTGGTCACTTCAAGGTTGGTGGCATCGACGGTCGTAGTGGCCAGGGTCGTGCCGTCAAACGTCAGCGCCGAAGATGCGCCCAGTACGCCGTTGTTGTTGTACTGAACCTGTGTGTTTGAGCCTGCAGGCTTGACCGAGACATTAACGAAATCCGAACCGTCCCACGCGACCAACGCTTCGGTGCCCGCGGCAACCGGTACACCGGTCGTGGCCGAACCCTTGATGGTTACGGTGGAATCCGACTGGTTGGAAACAATATAAGCCTTGCTCTGGCTGGGCGCGACGATGTTGCGCGCAGTACCCGGCGTGCCAGTCGCAATAAGAATCGCGCTACGGGCTTCGTTGGTAGAGCCTGATCCGGTGGTGGTCAGGGTCCAGTCCGCGCCTGTGATGTCCTTGGTGGACGACCCTGCAATCGCGTCTTCAACCAGCTCGGTGATGCTGTCGTTTACAACATCGCCCCAGGTCCCGGACAGTTCGCCGGTGACCGGAAGTGCGAAACCAAGAAGCGAAGTATATTGAGTGGCCATGTTGTTTCCTTATGCTGCTACATCGACCGGGGTCCATCCGGGGTTTTGTGTATCCGGGACGTCCGTCCAATTTGGGTTTTGAGCGTCTGAGACGGCTATCCAATTCGGGTTTTGAGCGTCCGGGACCTCCGTCCATCCACGGACTAATACTACGCCAACTGCACCGGTTCCGGCTACACCTGCTGGATACAGGTTGTCGTCGATCCGGATGGTTGTCGTACCTATGTCACTGACGCCTTGAATGCCCGTCAGTGTCTGTGTGTTGAGCGGCACTACTGTGCCTGCGGCACCTGTGCCTTCGACGCCGGTCGGCACTTCCGTATTATCGATACGGATTGCAAGGGTGCCTACAGCGGTAGTGCCTGCAACGCCGGTGACAATTTCGGTGTTGTCAATCCGGATTGTCGCAGTGCCCGCAGCACCGGTTCCCTCTACGCCCGTGACAACTTCCGTGTTGTCAATCCGGATCGCAAGGGTGCCGACTTCGCCCGTGCCCGCTACGCCTGTCAGCGTCTTGGCGATGGCAGGAACCAGTGTTCCGACTTCGCCGTTTCCGTAAACCCCGCTCGGGATTTCCGTGTTGTCTACGCGGAGGCTAACAATGCCTACCGCACCCGTGCCTTCTACGCCAGTGGTTGTCGCCTCAATGGGGACACCGCCCCACGTGCTATAGCCCCAGCTTACCTCACCCCAACTGCGTAGTGGCACGACATACTCTCATCAAGCGATGCGAATGATGGCCGTTGCAGCGGCAGCCGACGGGAACTGCACCTGGAAGTCGCCCGAGGTTACCTGCTGGTCGCCACCAAACGTCAGCACCGCACACGCGGAGTTGCTGTTGTTGGTGTTGTAGATCAATGCGCCACAACTGGTGAACGTAGCACCGGTCCACGTGACATTGTCAAAATCGCAGATCGCAGTGGTGCTGTCCGACGTCGGAGTGACGTTGGTCAGGTCTTCGCCGCCGGTGGTGTAACCACTGCCGTTCGGCACTTCGTCACTATTGCCGGTCATGTCGGAATAGTTGGTCGTCGCTGCGCCATACGTACCTGCGCCTGCCGAAGCGGACTTGAACAGTGCGATCTTGAAGGTGTCAGCACCATTGCTGAAATCATGCAGACCCTTGAACAATTCAACCTTGAACGAGGTCGGCATCGCGTTTGTGAGAGAAATCGCCATTTTAGTTCTCCAATAGTTTAATGAGCTCAGGATGCCCCGCCTCGCGGAAGCGATTGGCAAGCGTCGTGGTGTGCGAGTCCACCGCCTGCTTCATGTACCGTACCAGCACATGACGGATTTGGTCACGAAAGGCTTCCGCCTGCTCGCGAATCGCCGGATGCGAGTTCGATCCGACGTACACAATCTTGTCCAGCGCGATTTCTGCCAGTTCTTCTGGCGTAAAACCACGGTTGGAAACCGCTGTTGCGGTTACCAGTCCGACCTCGGAGATTCCAGATGCAGTGATCATGGGCCCGGAGACTCCGACTTAACAGGAAGACGTACCATGCCATCACGATATTCGTCACGACGGCGACGGCCCTGTTGTTCAATGCCAAGACCCTGAATCGCCTGCTTATAGGCGTTCTCGTAGTACTGCAGCATTTCCAACGGACCCTTGGTGTAACTGTACGCTTGAATCAGGCACGCATAAAGCAGTGCTTCCGGTGCGTTGGTACTGATCCACGTCGTAGTGTTGCTGGACGACAGCTGCGCCGGACGGTAGATATAACCGATCTCCACGGTATATGCGGCATCCGGGGTCGGCGCCAAGATCAGGGTGTTGTGGTCCCATACGGCGTAATACTTCGGCACACCGGTCTCTGTGCCGTCCGGCCAGTATTCCTTGATGAACGACGTATCACGGAAGTCCAAGAACCGCTGTTCGCCAGCGACGGTGAGCATCAAATAACGATGCGTCAGGATGTCGGACGGGGCGCCCAAGAATTTTATGCCCGTCGTGGTCGTGCCCGTAGACTCTTTCTTGAAGTAGTCCAGATCAATATCGCGCAGGATCCGACCTTCCGCCATCATGATGAACGTATCCACCACACCGGTAGTAAAGACATTGCTGTCAATCTCAGTGTAGTTTCGGATGTTGTCGATCAGTTCGCTGTAATTCATGAGATCGCTACCGTAACGGTACCTATTTGTCCAACGCCTTGTACCGGCTTCGGTGCCGGAGCAGGCTGCATGCCGACACTCTGGTAAGCCGCCGGGGCAGAAAGCCCAACATACACGACTAAGGGTTCACGGCGAGCCGGGCGAGGATCTTCAAGCGCAATCGCATCCGCCCGATAGTTCAGCGGAAACAATTGCGGTTCCTTGGGCTCATAGTCCGACGGACAGACCATGAATCCTTTCCAGTTCTTACGGAGGTCATGCAGCTTGTACTGCTGACCGCAGTAATCGCAGATTCCGTATGCATATTTCCCGGTTGCGAATGCCACGTCAGTACCCTACCGCCGGAACAATACGCACACTGGCGGTATCACGATCTTCCAACGCTGCGCGTTGGAAGTCCTCTTCATAAATCTGCTTCAACACGCCAATGCGATCAGGCGCATATTTCAGCGCTAGTTGATACGCCAGCCCAGAAGTCAAGCAAGGCAAGAACCGGAAGTTGACGTCGGTCGTATTGGTATACACGCCGCCATCTTGAATCCGACGGATTCGGTAGTACACCAAGGTGTACGCTCCGTCTGCTGCGGGATATACATACGCCGTAGGCGTACTAGAACGCTCGACATACACCTGTGAAGGACGCCCTTGAACGTTCTTATTCGGAAGGTTCAGGTACTCTTCACGGCTGATTCGGTCAATCGTCACATCCTGCTGAGATGTACCAGTTCCAGTACGAATCACGGCAGACAAGACATTGACGGTGTCATTGCCGAGCAAGACGCTGTTGTCCCCTTGAGTCAGGGCTTTCGTCGCTTGCTCAATGGTCCACAGGTTCAAGCCACGATTGGCCCAGTCCAAGAACAACAGATTCAATGAACGGCGCGCAGATTCCAACTGATAACCAGCCGTCATCCGCATACCGCAGCGCTCGAAGGCCTCTTCTACAAGGTCGTCGATCGACAGGTCAAATGCTGTTGTTCCTGAAGTGGCCATACGTTACGGCTTACCGCAGCTTTTTTTTGCCATACCGCCCTTGCGGTACTTCTTGGTGA